GCAAACAATTTGTAAACGTTGAGGGCTGGGGTTACGCTGGAGCAGCAATTGGATTGATTCCAATTATTACACAAGTAAAAGACCTAAGCAAAGAAAACGAAGTAAAATACTGGGCTACTTGTGAGGTGCGAAACATTACTACAAATCAAGTAGTTTCAATTGGACACGCTATTTGCTCCAACAAAGAACGCACTAAAAGAACCTTTGATGAGTACGCTATATGCTCTATGGCTCAAACAAGAGCAGAGGGAAAGGCTTACAGATTGCTTTTAGGCTGGTTAATGAAAGCGGCTGGTTTTGAGGCTACTCCAGCAGAGGAGATGGACTTTAGCAAAGAACAAGCACCTTACATTAAGAAACACGAAACCCAAGATAATTTAGTAGTAGCTATTGATTTTTGTGAGAGTTTAACAGAGTTAAAGCAACTGTACGAACTAAATATCACAATGATTCAAGAGAATCAACTAAACGAATTATTTACCAACGCTAAAAAGAACCTATAATGAATACCTTAGTAATATTAGAAGGACTTAGAGAAAACGTTAAGTTTTGGCAGTATAAGTTTGATACTTGTAAACCACACGAGGCAAGAGCAATGCAACAAAAAGTACTCGCTGCAAAGCAAGTATTAAAAGAGTTTAAAGTAAAATATATGCCACATCTTTTAGTACCTCCGACTCCACCAAAAAGACAAGTATCTGTAAGGATGTCTGATTGGGCTGAAAACTTTGAGGAATTTGCTAACTATTAAATTAATAATTATGTACATCAACACTTGCTGCGGATGGGAAAGCTACACTACTTATGATTTATGTCCAGAATGTAAAGAACATTGTGACTGGGAATTAATTGAAGAAGACCAAATTGTAGAAGACCAAATAAACGAGGATTTAATAAATGAGTCATTAATAAACAAAAACAAATAAAATGAAAGTATTAAACATTTGCCAAGAGGACATTAAATGGAAGCCAGTACAAACTAAATCTGGTATTAAGCACTACGCAAACATTGCAGTAGATTATTTAAAAGAACCAGACGATAAAGGAAATGTCCTAACAGTTTGGAATAACCAAAGTCAAGAACAAAGAGCAGAGAAAGCTAAAAAAGAGTATTGCGGCAGAGGCAAAGAATATAAATTCGATGCAAAAAAAGAATACGCAAACTCTAACAAACAAGAACAAGAAGACGCTGATAATATGCCATTTTAAACATTAACAAAACTTTAACAACTATGAAAACCCAAAAAGAACAAATCAAAAAGTATCTATTAAGTAGAAAAACAATTACCCCTATTCAAGCACTAAATAAATTTGGCTGCTTTAGATTAGCAGCGGTTATTTATAAGCTAAAGAATGAAGGCTTAAAAATTGTTACTGAAATGGAATACAATAAGAACAAACAATTTGCGAGATATAGGTTAGTTTAGTATATTTGTATTGGATGTCGCATATCCAACAATAACTTATTAGGGAGGAGGATGAAAAGCAAATGCGACTTGCTTGGATTCCAAATCCCTTTTTTTTATTTTATGAGTAAAGACCCAGCGGTGCTATTTTACACTTCAGATTTTTTAAGTGGAACTTTCACTATGACAAACGAACAAGTAGGTATGTACATTCGTTTACTTTGTTTACAACATCAAAAAGGTAAATTAACTGAAAAGGATATGCTAAGCATATGTAAAGCATATGATGTTGAAATTTGGAGCAAATTTAAAAATGAAGATGGTATATTTTTTAATGAAAGAATGTATAATGAGACTATTAGAAGGCAAAAGTTCTCAGAATCAAGGAGAAATAATGCAAAATCTACTAAAAACAATAGCACAAGCAAAGCATATGCTCAGCATATGGAAACTGAAACTGAAAATGAAACTATAACTAAAAATAGAACTAAAACTAAAACTGAAATACTCGATGCAAAATTTGAGGATTGGTGGTTATGGTATGATTATAAGATTTCAAAGGATAAAGCAAAAAAGTCATGGAATAAATTAAACGAATCAGAAAAGGACTTAGCTTTACAAACCGTTCAAGCCTATGTTGAATCAACTCCAGATAAAAGTTATAGAAAGCATCCTACTACTTATCTAAACCAAAAATCTTTTAACGATGAAATTATCACAAGAAATACAACAAGTCAATCAAGGGTTAGCCACGCTACCGAAGAACAGTTTATCCAAACTGCTTTTAAACGCAATGGCGGTTGGTAGTACTGGAGAGGTACACAATCAAATGTGCAGATACAAAGAAAAGGGAGAACCCAATCATTTATCTGTAATGCAAAACATACCTAAAGACCAACGATTACCGCAAATAGCAAAAATTTATGGGAATGATAAAATAGCGACTGTATTAGGTAAGCAAATAACAAGAACTCTTTTAAATTTTAATTTAAGAGTAGGAATGAATACAGAGCAAATTTATGATTTGAGTTTGGCTTTGATTGAAACGGCAGAGGAGGATAATTTAGCTATTGAGGACATTATGCTATTCTTAGATGGTTTGCCTAAGTTTAAATACGGCAAAGTTTATGATAGAATGGATATGCCTACATTCTTTGAAATGTTAGAAGTATATCGTGAACAAAGACATCAAGCGTATGTTAATGCTAAAGAGGAGGCACACGCACAATTTAAATCTATGGGCGATACTAACAGAATGTCAAACGATACAGACAAAGAGGCTAATCGTAACGCTATGAATGAGTATTTAAAAACAATATCAAAATAATTGCCCCCAAATTTTTAATCATTAACAGAGTGGTGTTTGTTATGTCAAAAATGGGGGCATTAAAACTTTAAACTATGAAAACTGCAATGCAAGAAATAATTGAGTTGATTGTAAATAATAAAACAAGACTTGATATAATTGAAAAAAATCAAAAAATATGGCTTGAAAAAGAAAAAATGCAAAATTTAAATTTAATTCGTTTTATGAGAACTAATGATAAAATGGGTAAAAGCACAGAAGATTTATATAATGAATTTTTAACAAGAATAGTATATGAAATGGTATAATTGGATGTTAGTTTTTTTGCCACAAATTCAAATAATTTTAGAATGGATATTTACTAAAATCTATAACCAAAACAAATAACTATGAAAATAACAAAAAATTATACTTTTGAATATATAAATTTAGAAAAATATGAATTAAAAAAGATATTTAATAAATTAATATTTGGAGGGTTTATTTGTGGGTTTTTATTAGGATTTTTAATAGGATTTATATTTTTTTATCAAAAATAAATAACTATGAAATACATTAAATTTTTCTTTATTAGTGTTCCTTTAGCACTAATTTTAATAACAACTGCAAACCTTTATTTTGAATTTAAACGATGGAGAAAATGATAGCAAGTGGAACTGAAAATGCGAGACCGATAAAAATGATTGATATAGAAACAAAAGAAGTAACCATATTTAAAAGCATAGCTTATGCAGTTAGAACAACCAAAGTAAACGAGTATGCTTTAAGACAAGGATTAAGCCCATTAAAAAAGAAACGATTTGAGGTTAATGGTCGAACTGTTGTTTTTAGGCTACATAACCCCTAACTTTGCCATATGGCATTAATAACAATACCCAAACTAACCGCAAAGGCACAAAAGGTATTTAACGCATATATAAGAAAAAGAGATAGCCAAAATGGTTATTTTACTTGTATAAGTTGTTTAGAAACTAAAACGACTGACCAAATGGATGCTGGTCATTTTGTACCAGTTAAAAGGTCAAGTGCTTTAAGATTTGATGAGTTCAACGTAAACGGAGAATGTAAAAGATGCAATGGCTTTGATGAGTTTCATCTTATAGGTTACAGACGTAATCTATGCGACAAGGTAGGTGAGGGAGTTGTATTGTATTTAGAAAGCCAATCAAGACTACTTAAAAAGTGGTCAAGACAAGAACTAAACGAAATCATAGAAAAATATGGCGAAGGCAAATAACTCAAATAAAGTCAACTTTGGGAAACGCAAATGCGGAAAGTATAAAAAGACATCTGGTCCAAAAGACAAAGCAGTAAAACCATATAATAGACAAGGCAGATGCTAATATCACAAATCAAACCAAACCCAAATAATCCAAGAAAGATTAGCAAATCAGAGTTTGAAAGACTGGTTAAGTCAATACAAGAAGACCAAGATTTATTAGAAGCTAAACCTATAATTATTGATGAAAACAATGTAATTCTCGCTGGGCATCAAAGATATAAGGCTTGTTTACAATTAGGCATTCAAGATGTACCAGTTAAGATAATGGCTAACTTATCTGAAAGAAAAAAGCAAAAGTTACTCGTCATAGATAATACCCATAATGGAGAGTTTGACATGGACATACTGGCTAACGAGAATTGGGATTTACACGATTTAGCAGATTGGGGAGTTAATTTAGACTTCTTTATTCCAACAATAGAAGAACCTCAAAAAATAGATAATACGAAGAAAGGTAAAGTTTGCCCAAATTGTGGCGTATCTTTGTAATTCAGAGAAAATACAATGAGATATGGCAAATGAACAGAATTTGAAGCCCTTCCCTAAAGGAGTAAGCGGAAATCCAGCTGGTAAGCCAAAGGGAACAGAGCATAGCAAAACAAGATTAAAAAGATTACTTGACTTAGTACAAAAGAAAAAAAATCCAATTACTGGAGAAGAAGAAGAATTCACCGTGTTGGAGTTAATGGATATGCAAATGATAGCAAAGGCTTTAAAAGGAGACCAAAGAGCATATCAAGAAGTAATTGATAGATTAGAAGGTAAGCCCAAACAAGCTACTGAAGTAGAGGTAAGCGGTGGAGTAAATATAACTTGGGAGGAGAAAAAAACATACGTTGGAAATACTGGTAGCTTATAAAAAACATTATGGAATTATCAATAAAACAAACTACTGCCCTTGACCTTCTTGAAGACTCTCAAACAAATGAGATTCTTTTTGGAGGCGGGGCAGGCTAACCAAAGCGGAGGCAAAACCGCTTTAGGATGTTATTGGCAACTAAAGCAAAGGTTAAAATATCCAAATACAAGAGGCTTGATTGGTAGAGCCGTCCTAAAAACACTTAAGGAAACTACCCTTGTGTCCTTTTTTCAAGTAGCAAAGATGCAAGGCTTAGAAGCTGGTAAGCATTATAAGTACAATGGGCAAATGAGCCAAATAGAGTTATTTAACGGCTCGGTGATTCTACTCAAAGACCTTTACGCTTATCCAAGCGACCCAAACTTTGATGAGTTGGGTTCATTAGAGATTACAGATGCATTTATAGACGAGGCTAACCAAATTGAAGATAAGGCACGAAATATTATAAAGTCAAGGATAAGATACCAACTTGACGAAAACGATTTAATACCTAAAGTGCTTTACACTTGTAACCCAGCTAAGAACTGGACCTACTCGGAGTTTTATAAGCCACAAGTAGACGGCACAATAGCAAAGAACAAACAATTTATCGCATCCCTTATTGACGATAACCCATTTATCTCAAAGCACTATAAGGAAAACCTCTTAACCTTAGATACAGTTTCAAAGGAGCGTTTGCTATTTGGTAATTGGGAATACTCTAATGACCCATCAATACTAATCGAATATGATAAAATACTTGATGCTTTTAATAGCGGTTATTTACCTACTGGTCCACACTATATTACTTGTGATGTTGCACGTTTTGGCTCTGATAGCACTGTCATTGGTATTTGGGATGGGTTTCGTGTTAAACTTCATCAATATAACGGTAAATCAGTTGTTGAGGTTGCTGAAATTATAAAACAATTCCAAGCCGAGCATAAAGTACCTAACTCGCAAATAGTAGTCGATGAAGATGGAGTAGGAGGTGGTGTTGTAGATATACTTAGATGCAAAGGATTTGTAAACAATAGTTCTCCATTAGAAAACCCTATAACAAGACAAAAAGAAAACTTTGATAACCTTAAATCACAATGCTACTTTAAGTTAGCAGAGTTAATGAACGATAACAAAATCTTTATTAATGCAAGTGGCACTACTAAAGAAAAGATTATACAAGAGTTAGAGCAAGTCAAGCAAAAGTCAGTAGATAATGACGGCAAAAAAGGAGTAATGCCAAAGGATAAAGTAAAAGCCTTGATAGGTCGTTCTCCAGACTTTAGCGATTGTTTAGCAATGAGGATGATTTTCGAATACACTCCTAAATTCCAAGTAAGCGTATTCTAATATAAAATCTTTAACTTTGACTAAAATATACACAAATGGGATTATTTGACTTCTTGAAAACAAAACAGAAGCTAAACACTATTTTACCTAACATTCCTTTTAATGGACAAGTAGCAATACAACAAGGGATAGTAACGTGGCAAGGTGGCGATAATATTAGCTTTGTAAACGATGGTTACCAAGCAAACGATATAGTTTATTCAATTGTAAAGTTAATTACTGATAAAGCAAAGATAGCCCCATGGCACGTTTATAAGGTAGTAGATGAAGTTGCTGCTAAGAAGTACAAGGCTTTAATGAGCCAACCAGATAAAATTGAGAACTGGAAAGAAGTACACAAACTACATAGCAAAGCATTTGAAATATATAAAAACGATTTAAGATTAAATGAATTGTTAAAGTACCCTAATGAGCAAGATACTTGGGGTGATTTTATTGAGGCTTGGGCTGGTTTTAAATTAGTTACTGGTAACTCATTTGTGTACGCTAAAATGATAGAAGGTGGTAACAATAACGGCAAACCATACGAGTTGTACGTTTTACCAGCACAGTATATGTATATCATGGCTGATATTCAAAGATTTCCTCCTACAATAGCTGGTTATCAATTAAACTATGGACCGCTATGGGATTTTAGCAAACAAGAAATTTTACAAGACAAATACTTTAACCCACAATGGAATACTACTGGAAATCAATTGTATGGTCAATCTCCTTTAATGGCTGCTGCGAAAAACTTAACTCGTTCGAACGAAGCCAAGACTGCTGCGGTTGCATCTTTCCAGAATGGCGGTCCAGCTGGAGTTCTTTTTATGAACGATGATAGATTCGACCCAATGAGTGGAAGCCAACAAGCACAAGCATTAAAGAAAGCGGTTAGCGAGAAAGGTGGTGCAAGTAACTTTAACTCTATTGCAGTTAGTGGTTATAAAGTAGATTGG